TTATTATCGATGAGGCAGATTATCTAAATCCAAATTCAACTCAACCTGCACTTCGTGGTGCAATTGAGGAGTTCGCCTCCAACTGTTCGTTTATCTTCACCTGTAATTTTAAGAATAGAATTATTGATCCTATTCACTCTAGGTGTACAGTTATTGATTTTAAAGTAAACGGCAATAAAGCTAAACTAGCTACACAATTCTTTAAGCGTGTCGAATGGATTCTTGAAGAAGAAAATGTTCAGTATGAAAAAGAAGTTGTTGCTGCCGTCATCACGAAACATTTTCCCGACAATCGGCGAATTCTAAACGAACTGCAACGATACTCTGTTTCCGGTCGTATCGATAAAGGTATTCTAAGCTCAGTTAGTGATGTTCTAATTAATGAACTGATCAAATCACTAAAAGAAAAAGATTTTTCTTCTGCTCGTAAGTGGGCGACCAATAATCTAGATAATGATCCTTCTCGGATTTTTCGCAAACTCTATGATAGCTTAAACGAATCTCTTAAACCCAATTCTATACCACAGTTGGTTTTGATTTTAGCTAAGTATCAATATCAAGCTGCGTTTGTCGCTGACCATGAAATTAATATGGTTGCTTGTCTCACAGAAATAATGGTAGATTGTGAGTTCAAATAATGCCAGATATTTTTAAAGAAATAATCCCATCTATTCTGGAAACCAAAAAATCTGTTATAAATGACGATATTGATGCAAAGTCTTATGCGCCTTATATAGTCAACCGGGCCTTGTCCTATCACTTGGATTGCGTTGCTTTCGTAAATGAAATGAACATGTATCCAGAAATCGATAAAGACATGCAATATCAGTATTATCTAAATAGTATTAGATCAATGAAACGGAAATTTAAACCGTGGCAGAAATCTAATAAAGTTGAGAATATTGAGTGTGTGAAAGCCTTTTTTGGTTATTCGGACAACAGAGCCAAGGAAGCCCTCCTTATTCTCACCGAAGAACAAATCGCTGAGATAAAAATAATAACAGATAAGGGCGGAATGAAATGATTAATGTAGAAGATTTAGTTGAAGTGACACTAAATGAACAGGATGATTTTCTAAAAGTACGAGAAACCTTAACACGGATTGGTGTTGCTTCCAAGAAAGAAAAAATTTTATACCAATCTTGCCACATCCTCCACAAAAGAGGGCAATATTACGTGGTGCATTTTAAGGAATTGTTTGCATTAGACGGAAAACCAACAGATATTACTGAAAGTGATCTTTCTCGCAGAAATGCAATTGTAAATTTATTGGAAGATTGGGGACTGGTAAAAATTGTCAAAAAAGAAAAGACACAAACACCAGAACCAATTTTTCTCTCACAGATTAAAATCATTTCACATAAAGAGAAAAAAGATTGGCAATTAGTACCAAAATATAGTATTGGTAAAAAAGCACAAAAAGATTGACAAATTAATATAAATACTTATATAATCCTAGTCCCATCGGGATGGGAGCAGCAGTCCGAGGTCAGGCTGCATATAAATTCCTCGGGCCAACGCCTTTTGGGTTGGCATTATTAACTCGCTTATTTAAGGAGATTTAAATGACCTCTATTCATAATCTTTTCGATTTTCACAAGTTTGATCCTTTTGCTGTCGGATTCAATGATGTTTTCAAGGACCTACAAGAAATGTCCAAGAATCTAAAGGCAGTCAGTTATCCTCCATACAATATCAAACAAGTCAAAGAAAACAAGTATGTTATCGAAATGGCTGTTGCTGGTTTTAGCAAGTCTGATATTGAAATTACTTTGGAAGGTAATAAACTTATCGTTAAGGGTAATACTCAAGAAAATGAAACCGACGACAATTTCATTTTCAAAGGTATTGCAAATCGTAATTTTTCCCGTGAATTCAAAATCAATGACAAGATTGAAATTGAAAATGCAGAATTGGCTAACGGTATGTTGAAGATTTGGTTGCAGAATATGATTAAGGCACAAGACCTAGTGAAAAAGATTCCTTTGGTTTCCAAAGAAGAAAAATAAATCGGTTATCTTTTAGGTAAATAACCGAAAGGGGCTCTTGACAGAGCCCTTTATTTTTTGTATAATACTATGATGAAAAAACAAAACATTACATTCCGTAAAGTTCGTCCTCGTAATGGTACAGACATTTACTACACCTCACCTTCTTGGGAAACCAAAGAGGTTGATGGTATAGTTTTTGTCTATGTGATTAAAAATCCTGCCGTGAGAGAAACACCTAAACTCATGCGCAAGGATTCTTTGGAGAATATTAAATGATTTTGAATAAACTGAATGAACAGCTGGCCAATCGCAAAATTTTTGATCCATCAAATAGTGAACATTTAAAATTAGTTCGCATTTTTATGCAAGAGAACGCATGGAAAAATACAAGTGCTATGGGCACATGTCCATTTCTACTGGAATGGCCATATTTGTCTGTTCCTGATATGATTAAAGATAAAATTGTTCGCAATCTTCTCGATTAATTTACAAACTATCGTTGTGATTAAAAAATACAATTAGACTTTCTTCATTAATAGTGTTATACTATTATAAGTAATCATTGGAGTTACTTAACTTTTGAAAGGAAAATCATGTCACTCACGATTAAAAACCTAGAAAGTGCATTGGCTGGAGAGTCAATGGCACATATCAAATATCGTTATTTTGCAAAGATTGCTCGTGAAGAAGGATTCGAAGATGTTGCAAAACATTTTGAACATACAGCAGATCAAGAAATTAAACACGCTTGGGGTCATCTGGAGTTGTTGATTGGTAAACCTTCTACGAAAGAATGTCTTGAAAAAGCAATTGAAGGTGAAACATACGAATTTACGGAGATGTATCCTAAGTTTCATGCTGAAGCGGTTGCTGAGGGTGATCTAAAAAGTGCCGAAGAAGCAAAAGAACAATTATTCGAATCGCGCCGTCACGCCAAAGAATTCATTGAAATTTTAGAATTGGCGGAAAAGCGTTTTGCAGCACTCAAGAAAGTGGAAGAAAGACACGCCAATGCTTACAAAAATGTACTAGGAGGTCTATAATGTCTGAACAAAAAGAAAGAATCTATGTTTGTATTGTTTGTGGCCACACATTGTCTGAATCTGATTGGTTGAGTTTGCCTGACGAAGTTAATTGTCCAGAATGCGGCGTTTCAAAACAGGATTATGTTTTGATGGAGTGATATGAAACAAAAATTTCGTGATGCGTATATGAAAACGGCCGAGGTGTTTGCTGAACTATCCTCGGCTCGCAGACTTCATGTTGGTGCGATTATTGTTAAAGATGATCGCATCATTTCTATTGGTTATAACGGCATGCCATCTGGTTGGGATAATAATTGTGAAACAGAAGAATTTGGATTACATGAAGGATATTATTTAAAAACAAAACCGGAGGTATTACATGCTGAAACTAATGCAATTGCTAAACTGGCAAAATCTAATGAATCTGGTAACCAGGCTACTATGTTTATCACTCATTCCCCATGCTTGGAATGCGGTAAACTTATTTACCAAAGTGGTATTAACAGTGTTTATTATCGTAACTCTTATCGTAACGATGATGGAATTAATTTCCTGGAGAAAGCAGGAGTGAAAGTAGAAAAACTGTAAGGCAATAAATATAATCTGGATGGGAGGATTTTATGAGAATAAAGGTGTTCAATTGTCCAGACAAAGAATTTAAACCTTATATTGAGGATGCAGCACTCTTTTATGCTCAGGAATTAATAACCAATACTAGAATTCGAAATAATTGTTACACAACAATACGATTTGATGCTTCATTAAAAGAATATGGTTATGCTTCAATCGAAGAATATAATACTCAGAAGAATCCCAGACAATTTTTAATTGAAATACATCCTGGTATAGGTGTAAAAAATATATTATCGACACTTGCTCATGAAATGGTTCATGTGAAACAATATATAAATGGTGAAACTGATGACAAACTATCTATTTGGAGAGGCAAAAAAATAAATTCCGATGAAGTTGATTATTGGGATCATCCATGGGAATTAGATGCACATGGTCGAGAAGTCGGTTTATTCTACAAATATAGTGTTAAAAATTGTTTGTGGGAAGTATTTGAAGAATTTAAAAATCCAAACTTACCTATAGTTTCTACACCTATTAAGTGGAAGAAATAAAAAATACCTATATAATATACTAAAACCCCTAGTACCGAAAGGTCTAGGGGTTTTTTGTTGTATTTTTACAACACCAGTTGACAACACACAAAACCCGTTGTATACTGCGTTTTGTTCTTTAAAAATTTGTAGAGTCTTTTGGAAACGTGTCCGAGCGGTTTATGGAACTGGTCTTGAAAACCAGCGTGTCAGAAATGGCACCGTGAGTTCGAATCTCACCGTTTCCGCCATTAAAGGTGAGTTGGCTGAGTGGTCGAAAGCAGCAGTTTGCTAAACTGTCCTCCTCTTTAAACGGGAGCATAGGTTCGAATCCTATACTCACCGCCAAATCATCCCCGCCATAGCTCATGGAGAGCAGGAGCGCTTATAACGCTTTCGTCCAGATAAGACCCAGGATGTGGTTCGATTCCACATGGCGGGACCAAACAAAGGGCCGGTAGCTCATGCTGGTTAGAGCAGTGGACTCATAATCCATTGGTGGTCAGTTCGACTCTGACCCGGCCTACCAAATTTTGTATGCGTGACCCGAACGGTTAGGGAGCGGATTGCAAATCCGTTTTATGCAGGTTCGATTCCTGTCGCATACTCCAATTGCTCGGTTCGTCTATCGGTTTAGGACGCTAGCCTTTCACGCTGGAAAGACGGGTTCGATTCCCGTACCGAGTGCCATTTGTTTTGCTGATTGTAAGCCATGGGCTTGATCATGCCCGAGTAACTGTGTACATAATTGCGGTAATTCTAGACTATCCCGCATGAGCACAGCAAATAGTGCAGTCAGCAAAACAAATGGGACGTTAGCTCAGTTGGTAGAGCAGTAGACTTTTAATCTATTGGTCGTGGGTTCGAACCCCGCACGTCCTACCAAATAAGGAGAACGAGAAGCATTGGTGACTTCAGCAGACTGTAAATCTGTCGCCTCAGGCATACGGGGTTCGAATCCCTGGTTCTCCACCATGGCCTCATTGAGGCCGCCATATATAATGGTTCAATTCCCTAGTAGCTCAGCGGTAGAGCAGCAGACTGTTAATCTGTTGGTCCGTGGTTCGATCCCACGCTGGGGAGCCAGTTTTTTCGGGGTGTAGCACAGCCTGGTTAGTGCGCCTGCTTTGGGAGCAGGAGGTCGTGAGTTCGAATCCCACCACCCCGACCATATTAAAAAGCCCCTGTAGCATGAAGGTCGTGCAGTTGCCTTGTAAGCATCAGGTCCGTGTTCGATTCACGGTGGGGGCACCAGACTTTGGGCTGCTAGTGATAATGGGAGCACGCCGCCTTTGCACGGCGGAGGTTGGAGTTCGATCCTCCAGCGGTCCACCAAGAACGTGCCGTTTCGTCAACGGCTAGTCTGACCCGGACGATGAGAAGGTAGATGACGTCTACAGGGTGGTTCTGGTCCTACCGAACCAGCGCTGGCAATGCGAGAACGGGACCTGTTGGGAAGCGGGTGGAAGGTGCAAGTGATGGCCTGCAGGCTTGATGCACTATAATTACCGCCAGGGTCCGTCAGAGCATATGGTGATATAGCTCAACTGGTAGAGCACCTCCTTCATACGGAGACGGTTGTAGGCTCGGATCCTACTATCACCACCAAATTTCACACCGACATAGCTCAGCGGTAGAGCAGCGTCTTGATAAGGCGTTGGTCGGTGGTTCAATCCCACCTGTCGGTACCATCGATTAAATATAAGGAGAATAATATGTCGGATGGAGGTAAAGGTTCTTCACCGAGACCGTATAGTGTCTCACATGAAGAATTTTCAAAAAATTGGGACAATATCTTTAAGAAAGATAAAGAACCAAAAAACGAAGAAGTAGAAGATAAATTAACTAGAAACAATGAAGAAACTCAATATATAAAGAGTATATCTCGCTAGTGTAACGGCAGCATACCGGTCTCCAAAACCGTTGGTCGGGGTTCGAATCCCTGGCGAGGTGCCAATAGAAAGGTTTATTATGTTAAAACTCAACATTCAAGAGGTTAAGGATTTTATTCAATCACAAAGTCCGGATACTAAAATTTACCTTGGTGCAGACTCGGAAAGATTTCATATGAATGGTAAATGGTATGCTGATTACACTCTTGCTGTTGTAGTTCATATTGATGGTCGACATGGATGTAAGATATTTGGTGAAGTTCATCGTGAGTTGGATTATGATCACAAGAAAAGCAAACCTGCTATGCGATTGATGAATGAAGTTTATAAAGTAGCAGATTTGTTTCACCAATTAATTGATGTGTTGGAAGATAGACATGTAGAAGTTCACCTGGATATTAATCCAGATGAGCACTATGGTTCTTCTTGCGTGGTGCAACAAGCAATAGGTTATATCAAAGGTACATGTGATGTTGTACCAATGGTGAAACCAAAAGCATTTGCTGCTTCATATGCAGCAGATAGACTGAAACATGTGATGGCTATGGCAAAAGTTGTTTAATGGTGTCTATGGTGTAGTGGAAGCATTGCTCTCTGTGAAAGAGTAGGTACGAGGTCGGTACTCGTTAGACACCCCAAAATAAGGATTAATTATGAAACCACTAGGTAATAATGTTATTGTGAAACGTGCAGAAAAAAATCTGACAACAGGTTCAGGTATTATTTTGCAAAGAAGTGATGAAGCCGATTATGGTGTCGTAGTGAATATTGGACCTGATGTTGTTGATGTGTCGATTTCAGACAAGGTACTGTTGGATTGGAATAAAGCACTTCAAATCGATAAAGAAAATTATAAAATTTCAATTGATAGTATTATTGCTATCATTGAGTAAATTTTAAGCCTCTTTAGTTTAATGGTAAAACTCCGCCCTTACAAGACGGTTACGGCAGTTCGATTCTGTCAAGAGGCACCAGGAGAGATAAAATGTACATAGAAAGCATCCAAAAACTTTTTACCATTTGGCCTGTTTATACTAAAGAAACGGTATACAAAACATTGGTGGATCCTGTGACGGATAAAAAAGTTGTTGACATTGTGACTTATTATGTGTATAATGACAAAGCAAAAATTGATACGAATGAAAACAACAAAACAAACATTGATGTAAAAGTTTAGCCCCGGTGACGGAATTGGTATACGTGTTGGTCTTAGAAGCCAAATTTTAGGAGTTCGAGTCTCCTCTGGGGCACCAAATAAACTGGCCGTAGTATAATGGAGAATACAGTTGCCTTCTAAGCAATCAATCCAGGTTCGATTCCTGGCGGCCGGACCAGATATGCGACTGTGGTGAAATAGGTAGACACAAGAGACTTAAAATCTCTCGACTTCGGTCGTGCCGGTTCGATTCCGGCCAGTCGCACCATATATAGTAGTATGCGGGATTAGTTTATCGGTAAAACGAAACCTTGCCAAGGTTTAGTGACCAGTTCGACTCTGGTATCCCGCTCCAAATATACCATAATAATTCTTGACTCTACAAATTTTTCTGTTATAATTAATTCATAAATGCGGTGTGTTGTAGAACAGAGTGGATGTCCAATTCACTTGCTTGGTGCAAACCCAAGACGCCGCTCCAAATGCGCGGGATGGAGAAGTGGCAACTCGCCAGCCTCATAAGCTGGAGATCGCAGGTTCAAATCCTGCTCCCGCAACCACTAAGAATGCAATTTAAATAAACTGAGTGCTTCCGGTATTCTTGTTTTTGTGTTCTGGCTTCCCAACAATATAACAATTCGTTGACTGATTCCATTTGTCAACATCATAGCAATACATCCACCAGATGCTGTTATGAATCCAGTTTTACTTACAATAAATTCATATTGTTGAACCAACGGATTTGTATTGTTGTAGGTTAAAAATTTATTTTTTGTTGTTTGTATTTTTATTGATGGCATTTTACTACTTTCAACAATTTCAGGATAATCTTTTGCCATCATTACAATTTTAATCAGTTCTTCAGCTGTACTGATATTCATTATACTTAAACCTGTTGGTTCCACGAATCTGGTCTGTTCCAGGCCATGCATACGCATTTTTAGATTCATACTAT